TTCTTGCAATCAATTGGCATGGGTGGTGGAGAAGATCCATTGGTTGCTATTCGTGAAAAAGAGCTTGAACTAAGAGATAAAGAATTAGATATCGACCAACAACAATTTGAGCAAAAACAAGATCAAAGAATTCAAGAAAAACTTCTTGAAACTGAAATTCAAAAACAACGATTAAACACACAAAAAGATATAGCAGACGATAAATTAGATGTTGCAATGCAAAGATTGCAGCAACAAGCTGATTTAAAACTGTTAGAATTAGAATCTAAACTCAGGAGATAACATGCCATTACACAAAGGTAAATCAAAAAAAACTATTTCTAAAAATATTAGAAAGTTAAAATCAGAAGGTAGACCACAAAAACAAGCTGTGGCTATTTCTTTAAAATCAGCAAAAAAAATGATGACTGGCGGTGCAGTTGCGGGTACAGTAAAGCCTTACCCGAAACCAAAAAAACCAAAAGTTGTAAAAGCTAGAGGCCAGGGGGCAGCTACAAGAGGAACCGATTTTAAAATAACTTATTAATGGAAATAGATTTAGCCGATGCTATTAAAAAAAGCATCGATCAAAGGAGAGATCAAATTAAAGACACTTTAATGTCGGGTGGCATTAAGGACATGGATCAGTATAAATACTTGCAAGGCGAGTTGACTGCTTTATACTATATCGAAAGTGAATTAAAAGATTATTTTGGGGAAAATAAATGAGTAAGTCAGTGAAAAAAGAAGAAGTCAAAAAAGAAGAAGTAGCTAAAATTGAAGATGCATACGTTGATGCAAGCAATAAAATTTTAGATCCTACATTATTAGATAAATCAATTTTGGAAAGAATGCCGCAACCTACTGGTTGGCGAATGTTGGTATTACCATATAAAGGCAAAGGTGTAACCGAAGGCGGAATTGTTTTAACCAAAGAAACTGTTGATAAAGAAGCCTTAGCAACGGTTGTAGCTTATGTGGTTAAACAAGGACCTCTTTGTTATGATAATAAAGACAAGTACGGCAGTGCTTGGTGTCAAGAAAAACAATGGGTTTTGATTGGACGTTATGCTGGAGCAAGGTTTAAATTAGATGGGGGCGAAGAAGTCAGAATCATAAATGATGACGATGTTATCGCTACAATACTAGATCCCGATGATATAGTGAGTTTATAATTATGGATAATATGGAAGCAACACAAAATCAAGAAGTTAATGTCGATGACGATATTGATGTTCAAATAGAAGATCAGACCGAAGAAAAGCAAGCTACCTCATCAGAAGATGAGCTTGAAAATTATACTAAGTCTGTCTCGAAGCGTGTAAACAAATTAAATGATAGAATAAAGCAAGAAGCTGAAAGAGCAGCATATCTTGAAGCACAGCTGTTAAAGAAAGAGCAAGAAAACCAAGCTCTTAAAACTCAGACAGTTGAGCTTAATACAAATTTGTTTGCAAAAGAAGAAGAATCACTAGCAAGCAAAGAAAGAGAAGCTGATCAGCTTTACAGGAAAGCAGTAGAAGCTAATGACGCAGAACTTCTTTCCAAAGCTGATACTTTAAAAAGTGATATTGCTATTCAGAAAGAAAAAATTCGTTTAGCAAAACAGCGACAAGAACAACAAAATGTGCAGCAAGTTCAACAACCACAAGAACAACCTGCACAATATCAGCAACAACCGCAACAAGAAGCGGTTGAGCCTACACAAGAGGCTTTAGGTTGGTATGAAAATAACAAGTGGTACGGAGATTCGTCTGATCCACAAAATGCACAAGCAACTCAATTTGCTTACTTTACGCATTTTAATTTGGTTAATGAAGGCTTTGAGCCCGATTCAGACGATTACTACAACGAATTAAACCAAAGGGTTTATAAGGTTTATCCCCATCTACAAGGTGAGGAGCCAGTCGAGAAAAATGAGGGCAGGCCCGCTGTGCAAAGAGTCGCCTCTACTTCCGTTGGAAGTCGACAGCAAACACAAGGTAGAAAAAACGGTGTGACTTTTAGTAAATCAGAGATTGAAAGGCTAAAAGGCCTTAAACCTTACAATATGAGTGAGGATCAGTGGCTTAAAAGAGTTGCTAAAGAAAAATTAAAGGCACAACAAAAAGGAGCATAAAATGTCAGAAGGAACTAAAAACACATCAAGAGCAAGTCGTGAAGCCGAGATGCACGATAAAAACACTCGAAGAAAACCATGGAGACCAGTAAGAAAACTTGAAACTCCTCCACCTCCAGCAGGATATGAATATCGCTGGATTAGGGAGAGTATATTGGGTCAAGAAGATAGAAACAATGTTAGCTATAGGCTAAGAGAAGGTTGGGAGCTCGTAAGAGCAGAAGAATTACCAGCTGAGTTTTCACTTCCAGCCCTTGAATCAGGTCGACACACTGGAGTCGTTTATAACGAAGGACTTTTATTGGCAAAAATACCAATTGAAACTGCCCAGGAAAGAAGAACTTACTATGAGGGTAAAACCCAAGAAAGATCTGAGGCCCTGGATAACACTATCTATAAAGACAGTGAAAAAGACAGAAGATATGTTAAGTATGATTCCAAAAGAGAGTCTAGTGTTAAATTCGGCAAATCCTAATTAGTAAACAAAACTTTTAACGGAGTAAAAAATGGCGAATAAAGACGCAGCATTCGGGCTAAAACCAGTCCGCATGATGGGCGGATCTCCATATAGTGGCGGACAATCTCGTTATAGAATTGCTAACAATCAAAGTGGTGCTATCTTCCAAGGTGATTTGTGTAAACAACTCACTGGTGGTGTGGTAGGACGACATGCAGCAGCAGATACAGCTGCAATTGTTGGTGTATTCAACGGATGCCAATATACTGATCCAACCTCAGGCGAACAGGTATTTAGTAATTATTATCCAGGTAGCATCGCTGCCGATGACATTATTGCTTTTGTCATTGACGACAGAAATGTTGTCTTTTCAGTACAAGCTGATGCAGCTTTTCCAATTGCGGACTTGTTTGGAAACTTTGACATTGTTGATAATGCAACAACTGGCGATACTAAAAGTGGAACCTCAAACCTTGAATTAGGTGTGACTACTGGTGCAACAACCAATACGTTACCTCTCAAGGCTATTGACATTTCACAAGATCCTGACAACGATGATGTATCAAGTGCAAACACTAACGTGCTTTGTGTTATACAGAATCACATCATGGGCGAAGGCTCAGGAGGATTAGCATAATGGCAATTTCAAGAGCACAATTAGCTAAAGAACTAGAACCAGGTCTAAACGCAATTTTCGGTTTATCTTATGACCAATACTCAAAAGAGTATGAGGAAATTTTTGCAATCGAAGATTCACAAAGAGCTTTTGAAGAAGAAGTTCTTGTAACAGGCTTTGGTGCAGCACCGTCTAAGACTGAAGGACAAGGTGTTGTCTTTGATAACTCTTCAGAGAGTTACGTTTCTCGTTACAACATGGAGACAATTGCATTAGCATTTGCTCTAACAGAAGAAGCAATCGAAGATAATTTATATGATTCCTTAGGACGTAGATATACACAAGCACTTGCAAAATCAATGGCTCACACCAAAGAAATCAAAGGTGCCGATGTACTCAATAACGCATTTTCATCCAGCTTTGCTGGAGGTGATGGTAAATCACTAATTGCAACTGATCACCCGCTAGCTGGTGGTGGAACAGGTGCTAACCGTGCAACAACCATGGCCGACCTTAATGAAACTTCATTAGAGGATGCATTAATTGATATATCAACTTTCCAAGACGATAGAGGTCTTACAATCTCTGTACAAGCTACAAAACTTGTGGTTCCACCACAATTAACTTTTGTTGCTGACAGAATTTTAAATTCACCTCTAAGATCAGGAACTGCTGATAATGATGTCAACGCTATCAGAAACACAGGAGTGTTACCTGGTGGTTATGTTGTTAACCATTATCTTTCAGATCCTGATGCCTTCTTCTTACTAACCTCTATTACAGAGCAAGGTGAAGGTCTCAAGATGTTCCAAAGAACAGCTATGGAAACATCAATGGAGCCTGAGTTTTCAACAGGAAACTTACGATACAAAGCTAGAGAGAGATACTCATTTGGGTTCTCAAACTGGAGAGGTATCTACGGTTCACAAGGTGCATAAAATCTTTCATTGAAAGTGAAGGGGCCTGCGGGCCCCTTTTTTGTTGCGTAAATTAAAAATCTGATATACTAAACCACATAATAAATGGCAAATAGCATGGTGCTGTTTGCTGGTCATATTTTATGGAGGACTGTTTATTATGAGCACACACTTTACTTCAGGTGTTACCAATGTTTCCGCAACTGGTTCATTAGGTAAGATCAAACAATTAGATCCAACAAAATATCATATTTATCATGATGATTTTGACAAATACACTGCATCCGACTGGGTTATTACAACCGTTGAAGCTGGAGCAGGAGATGCTACCGAGGCATTAGGTAGCGGTGATGGTGGTTTGTTAGTAATCACTAACGATGCCGCTAATGACGACAGCGATTTTTTACAATGGGCTGGCGGTTCAGGCGGAGTTATTGAATCCTTTAAATGGGAAGCTAACAAGCAAATGTTCTTCAAAGCTAGATTTAAAACTTCTGATGCTGATAACTCAGACGTAGTTATGGGATTACAAGTAACCGATACAACACCATTAGATGTTGCAGACGGCATATTTTTCTTGCTTTCAGACGGAGACGCTACACCATCTTTTTATGTTGAAAAGGATAATACTCCTTCAACATTAGCTTTACCAAACGATTTAGAGGACGATACTTTTGTAACTCTTGGTTGGGTTTGGGATCCTAAGGATCAAAAATTCCACGTTTATCAAGATAATGTAGAAGTAGGAACTGT